TATCTAATAAATCCGAATAATCAAAATTTACACGGCCAGAAACGGTCAAACCTTGGTTAGATAAAATAGTCAAAATAAGGTATTTGAGAGACCATTTTAAATTTCCAAGGGTGTAAATATATAATAAAGTTACCATATAACCGAACATGTGACTTTTTGGATTATTATCGTCTTCTATTCCATATTGTATTTTAACTTTTTTTTGTAATCCGAAAAGAGATGCATATCCCATAAACATCGGATATATAACAAAGAATGCGCTGTAAACTATCTTTCCATTCCCCCCTTCCCCCATATATTTTTAGTTAATATCGAATACAATTCATACATATATTTTCTTTTATTTGCAATTTTTTCACAACATGCAAAAAATTGATTTTGTTATTGCGAATTATTAAAATACTTAAATATAAATAACAAATACAAAATAGAATGTCACAAAATAATATACGCAAAAACCTCGCATCAATTTACGATGAATTATTCGGGATAGCTATGGAACCAATTGACAAAACAAAAAATCTTTGGGGACCGCATTACGATAAAATTGTAGGAAGAATCGAACCATTTTTACCAAGAGGTGATTTTCCTTTAATGAATTTAAAAGAAACAGAAACTGGATTTGAATTCCATCTCCAAACACCAGGTTATTCAAAAGGTGAACTTGCTCTTTATGAACATGATGACTTTTTGATAATTAAAGGGAACCATATAACAGATGGATCTGTATTTTGCCGTAAAGAATTTGAACAAAAGAAATTCACTAAAAAAATACCCATTCCTTGTAATGCAAAGATAGAATCACTCAAATGTAAATATGAAAATGGAATTTTAGTTATAACATTTGATAAAGTTATAGAAGTGGTCGAAGAGATGAGAAAAATTAACATTGAATAATTTTTTTATTAGCAAAAATTGATTTTATTTTATATTTATGTTAGATTACCACATGAGTTTTGGTAATCTAACACAACCATGATAACTATAAATGATTTACTTACAAATTTAACTAGAGATGAAATACGGAATAGGCGGAAAAAAATAATACCGTTATATATCGATTGTGATACAAATAAAGTATATGAAACCAAAAAAACGTTAATATCAAAAGATGAAATTAAATGTGAAGTTGGTAAAAAATATGATAAAAATGTAATACACCACAACTTACATAAATTCATAAAATACACAACATTTCCGGCAATATTTTCTCCATCTTTTATTGATGGGTATATGCAACCGATATTTGATGAAGTTATCAGACAAGTACCACAATCTTCTCACGAACATTACAATAAAATATATGTATCGGTGGAATCGATATCTCAAGATACAAATGTTACAAATGTTGGTGATTTTTGTGTCGGTGTAATTACTGTTTGGATAAAAAAATCAAAAATCAGAACACAATCTTCAGGTAAAACAAAACGAAGAAGTGAACCATTATATTCCCCTTCGAAAATATTAAGAATGTAAATCAACATTATTAATTTTATTTTATCCTTCAAACAAATAAATCAACAGAATTTATAAAATGTACTCCCTTTTTTTCCATATTGCGTACTGCATTTATAGATGTTTTTGAACTAACCCCACGAGTTGCATTTTGAATAACATATGTTTCTAAACCGTATAATATGGAGTCTTTTGCTGTGTAATATACACAATAATCTAAAGCAAGACCAACTATATATAATTTTTTTATTTTATGGTCAAAAAGCAATTTTCCCAATCCTGTACTTTCTCTCAATTCCCCGAAACCATTATCACCAAATGCAGAATAGGAATCAACACATGACAAACATCCTTTTTTGATAATTTTATCGTATTTATTTAATTGTAATTCTCTGTGTATATTAGCTCCATGTGTATCTTGGACACAATGTATTGGCCACATAATTTGTTTTCCTGTTCCACGTATAACAATTTCTTCGAATAATTTCGAGCCTGCATTATTTGTTTGAAATGAACAATGATTTTTTGGATGCCAATCTTTTGTAAAAATAGTTATATTAAATGGTAATTGTTTGAGACTATTTATAATTGGAATAATTGTATTCGCCCCGGGAACTTCAAGAGAGCCTCCTTTACAGAAATCATTTTGCACATCCACTATTACAAGTGCGCTATTATCGAACATCATATTAAAATATATAATTGGTACAGTAGTTAGATATTTAATTATTATTTCATTTTTTATTTTGAGTATTGTTTTCACTTCTATTTATATAAAGAAATCTATGTTGCATGTGAATAATCAAACGTTCTTAAAAAATATATTCAAAAATTTAGATATAGATACTACGTTTTTGAGTGAATATAAATGCAAAAATAAAAAAAAAAGTTTTGAGAATAACAAATTAGAATTAGAAATTGAAGGAAAATACAAATATCTTCGTCATATGTTTTTCAAGTTTGAAAATAAAGAATATCCAGTGTTATGGAAACCTATAAAAAAAATTAAAAGTGAAAAATTATTAATGGAATTCGGAAAATTTAGAAATTCTTTCGTTATGAATACTCTTAATAAACTAAAAGAAGAGTTCAAATGCGACAAGTGTATTATTATATCAACTGGGAGCAAAAATCTTGATTCAGATTTAGATATTTCAATCTATGGATTAACTGCGGTTCCATTAGCAAAAGCTTTTAATAAAATATTCAAAAAATTATGGAATGATACATCTGAAAATGTATTCGACTGTAATATTTACGCAGATAGTTTTTACGAACCAGCGACAATTTATAATTTCAAATTGATAACGCTGAATGATAAAAACGAAAGAAAACATGATAAAATATATCGTCTAATTGAAACATATGGAAAAGATGTAAGAGATCAACATCAATGGGGAATAATGAAAGTTTTGATGTCTTTGTACAATCATACGAATCAAAATATAGATAATTTAAATGAATTGTCGTCAAGAATTTCTAAATATGTAACACATCCACTATTAAAAAAAGATATTAATATATCCTTAAAAAAATTCAGAAATATAATACATGATTCATTAGGAAATAAAATAGACATACGCGATAGACAAGTACAGAACGAAATGTATATAAAAAAAATCAGTAAAGCATTTAAAACAAAAGAGTTGTTGTCAAAGACATATGATCAAACACCTGATAATATCGCTAAGTTGGGAATTAAACTAAAAAATCAGATGAGTGAATCTAATTTTCATGCAATGGATGCATATTTAACTCAAGGATCATTTTTTTATATTGTAGGTATTTTGGGAAAAGGACATGAATTACCGATATCTAAACACGAGTTATTGGATTGTTTTATTGAAAATAATGGAGAAATTATAAAAGATTTGTATGAAACCAAGAAAAAAAATAATATATACGAATCAATAATTCAATCGTCTAAATATTCAATGAGAGTTTACAAAACATTAAACGAATTAAATATTATATCGCCAAAACTGTCTCCGTATACTGAAAAAGATATATATAAAATGATAAATACTTTTACATTCATCAGAAAAAATATTAGAGGTAAATCTGATAAACGATTTGAGGAAAAACTAAAAGAACTGGGTCATAAAAAAATAAATAAATATGAATATATCAAAGAAAATTTAGATATTATGAAATCTATTGAAAATGAAAATGACTATATAAAACATATATTGTCGTTTACATTTAAATATGCAGATATGTTTTATAAATGTTATATGTAATTCAATTATTTTGTTTTTATCAAATCTTTAATGATATTTGCGTTGATAGGTTCATATATATTTTGATATCTTGACCTTATTTTTTTGAATATTTGTTTTGTACTTGGCACATGTTCTCTCGCTTTAATAGCTAATTTATTGGAAGAGTCGAATGTAACTAAATTTTGTATAACATCTTTGAATTTCAATTGGAACATTATAAAATCTGCGTATGTATTAACATCCGTCATATGTCTTTTTGTTGCTATTTCTAACTCCAAACGAAGAAACTTAAACCCACGAAAATAAAAATAATTATTTGGATCATAAATTAATTTTTCTAGCGATTGTATACCTAATTTTTCTAAAATTGATTTAGATAAATTCTTTTTTGATACTGTTGTCAATTTATCAAGTGTTGGATAATCGTTAATACTAACATATTCTATTTGATCTGTTTTTAAAATACCATATGCATATAATACAATATCGCCAACCAAAAGTATATCGTCTGGAGCATTCGCGGGCAAAAATTTATAACAAAAATCTCTAAAACTATTAAAAAATAGTAATGAATCATTATTTTGTGTTACAGGATAATATTTATTTTCTCGTCTATCTAGCATCGATTTAGTGTTTTTGTTCAGTAACATTTCTACCACTTCTGTAACTTTGTCATGAGATTCTATTAAATGTGCTTGATTATTTTTTAAAATGTTTTTTGTAATTTCATTAATTTTTTTGAAAGGGTCTTCAAATACAACTAATTTTGTTTTCGATTTATCAAACTTGTTTACAGAATTTGGTTCCATTTTAACATTATACGGATAATCGATGATTTGTCCTAATAAATCAAAACCTTTATTTGATAAATGAATCGTTCTTGTATAGTAAACAGAACACCCCTTCTCAATTTCATTTAATATTTTCGCACATTTACTTTCACTTTCACTGTCTGGATACAATAATAATAATTTCATTTCATTTCTTCCCCTTACATAATAAGTCATAATAATATTCATTTCGTCTTTTGAAAGATTATTATATTTTGACAATTGGATTTCTTCTTCTTTTTTTTTTAAATATAAATCCGAAAATTGTCTCATTTGTTTTATTGGTGAAAAATAATCATATGGTAAACAAGACGGATATTTGACCAATTTTTTATTTTGTAGTGAGATTTTTTTCATACTATCAAGACCATGGGTAAATATTTTGTTATTGATATTTGATTCAAATAAAAAACGATAATTGTCGAATTGCGGATTTTCTTTTAATAATTGATTGTAATGTTGGAACCATAATTGATAATCAATGTAAGTAATTCTATAATTTATATCATAATGTCCATTTAAATAAAATGGTTTATCGCCTGCAAATTGTAGACCAAACAAAATGGAATGATGTGGATATCCCTGTAGTCCAAAAAATACAGGATTGATACTTGTCCATTTTCCGGAATAATAAAGAGTGAGATATTGTTGCTCGGGCCATGGAAAAATATCGCGTGGCAGTTTTGACCTTTTTCCCTTTTTTAAATCATCTAATATATCTTGAAAAGTGTCTTTATTTGGTTTCAAAAGCATGAGGCCACCACCTATACCAGAAGTTTTGGGCTTAGATAAAAGAATATCAGTTACCTCTTTTGGTATTACTTTACCATGTGCACAACAATTGCAATATTTGTCATACCATCCGATTTTACCATCTTTGGGTAAAACATATTTATCATTTTCAATTGATATAAATTCAGTTTTCTTTTTGAAATATACACCGGCAGGGGCATTTAACGAAAAAACATGATCGGGGTGTTTTAGAATTAAAGCATCCGCGTCAATCAATATGATTTTATCGTATTCTACCAGATTAAAGCAATTGAATTTTGTAAATACATAGTTTAAATATTTTTTTTTAGGATCAAATTTTACTCGCCAATTTGGAATATCAACATAATCAACAGAAATTAATCTATCAAAATAATCTCCTAATAAACTTTTTCCACCTTCACTTATATCAGGAGTAACTAAACAAATCTTATCAGCTTTACTTTTTGATTTTATAATACTTTCAGCTAAACAAATCGCGGCACTTATGTAATTCTCATTAAACATTATTAGTGTTACATATGCATATCTTTTTGATCCATCTGCCCTTATCATATCTTTTGGTGGATCATATGCTAAATTTTCTTTTTCACAATATAACGGTATTTTCTCAAAATCCTTTGGAGAAAATGAAGTACTCATATATATTCTATATCTATATTAAATCATTACCATAAAATTTTATAATTAAATCACACATTCCACGTTTTCGATTTACCCAATAAAGCCATAGCCAAACAATAACCGTGCCCAAATGGATGGATTTTATCGTTTAACATTATGTTTATATTTTTTTTATTTACTAACATTGTATCATTTTTAATAAAATCTTTTTTTACTTTATATTTTTCGATGTAATAATCTAAATCTTCTTGATGAGGACCATCAACTTCTATTATTAGAAGCTTTTCGCCGTTCTTTAATTTTTTTTTTAGATCTTTGAATAACTTATGTTTTTTAACTAGGTCGCAGTACACAGGAAGATATATTTTTTTTCTTGATTGTATATATCCAAGCTTTTCTGTTGAATCAGGTTCTTCTAATGCATACAAACATGTTTTCATTTGTTTGTATTGTAAAGGATATCTTATCGCGAATTTTGAATTCATTCCTTTTTTTCTCCAATCATAATACTTTTTTGTCAGTTTACCATTTTCGACATGAGTTTCAGATGGATGGTCCCATATTATTTTTTTTGCCTGCTTTCTTTTTACAGCAGAAATCTTTTGGTAAACTTTACTAAATTGCCAAATATTTTCCATAATACGATCTTTTTTGTCTTTTAAATCATATGGACCTATCTGATAATATGGTCCTTTGCTTGAAAAATTTTTGGTTAGTACAACGATAGAAGTGTATCCGTCATATTCAGGAAAGCTAGTTATTTTTGTTTTCCAATTAAACTTACATCTACCTACTCTTATCATTTTATTATTATTATTAATATTTTTAATAAATTGTAATACAAAAATCAACTTTATATCCAATTTTTTGGATATAAAGTTGATTTTTCATAAATATTTTTAATAAATTGTAATACAAAAATCAACTTTATATTCAAAAAATTGAAGTTGTTATTGTATAAATATTTTTATAAATTGTCATATGTATATATATTCATAAATGAACATCAACAAACAACTTAATACAAATTATTTCAGATATCTTGGAAATCAATCAAATGGGTTTAATAATTATGAATGTTGGGCCCCAAGAGGACATCCTATGATATTATTTTCAGCAGATGGTACTCCTTTGGCAAGTTTAGAAATTAGAGCGAAGGATCTACCTCATCAGCGGTTTGAATTAGGAAGTCGTGGTGTATCTTTTATAACTGAACATGTTTCCGAATCATTTGGATCTCAATCATTCAAAGGATTTATATCATTGGATAAACAAGAATTTGAAATAATTATATCAAATCTTCTTCATGAAAATATTGCTGGGTTTCTCCATATAAACATTTTCAAATCAGACAAGATAGCGACAGAAATTGATGCTGGAGGAATTAATGAGGTAAATGAACTTAGACCAGGTGAATCATATTCAATAGTTGCTGACAAACAAACTGGAAACTCTAGTTTAATATTAAGTTCCAAACCTTCTGATATAACTACAGATACTAGTAAACCTAGACAATTATGGACATATTAGGTTTACCCAAGGATATTTTATAAAAAACCCAAGTTTGACGGCTCGTATCTAAACCGCATCTTTTAAATTTTAAAAGACGATTAGTTAATTTTCTTAACGAAAATATAAAATGATAAACTATTTATTGGTTATCTAAATAGT